AGCGGTTCCGTGCCATCGGCGATGGTGCCGGGAACAACGATTTTCTTTCTGGACGAAATCGTGCGGAACTTGAACGGGATGGTGACCTGCAGATGACCGTTTTCAAGTATCTTGCGGATCATTGTATGCCTCCTGAATGGATTTGATGTTTTCGGTTCGGAGTTCAATGACAGCACCATCCTCGGTGACAGTCACATGCTCGACCAGAATACGGAACAGGCTCTGCTTTTCCAACGGCGTAAGTTCGGACCAGAAGCTATCGCCAAGCATGTTGCCGACTTCCTTCGGACGAATCCCGGTCTGCCGGGACACTGCGGCGATGACCTCCGGCGACTTCAGGATCGGCGTCACTTCCCGGCAAACAAGTTCTTCAATTTCTCCTGCTGGAATCTGCTTCACGGGGCATATGGAGACATCCCGTTTGGAATCTCGCAGACAGTGGTAGTAGTGGTACATGCGCCCCCAGCGTTTCGATCTTGCCGGGCCCATCGCACTGTTGCAGTGTCCGCATCGGATGACGCCGCTCAGGGCGGCGCTGGACGAAGTGCGACGCCTTGGCTCCGGATTCTGCGTGTTCGCCTTCAGGAAAGCCTGCGTGAGTTCCCATGTTTTGTCATCGACAATCGCTTCCTGCTCGCCGGGATACGCATGCTCCTCATAGAAAACTTTCCCGGCGTAGGTGTAGTTGTTCAGGATGCGGTAGATATGCGCCCTGTCCCATGCCTTGCCAGTGCTGGTCTTGATTCCGTCTTGATTGAGTTCATATGCGATTTGTTTCGGCGACTGAATCTCGAGGTAGCGTTTGAAGATTCGCCGAACTATCGGAGCTTCATTTTCGTCCACGACAAGCCGCTTCTCGAAGGCAATATAGCCGAACGGTCTGAAGCCGCCGACCCACTTCCCCTTCTTGCGCGTCGCGGACATCTTGTCCTTGATGCGCGTGGCGATCATCTCACGCTCGAACTGAGCGAACGTCATGAGGATATTCAGCATCATGCGTCCTGCGGAGGTCTGCGTGTTGATCTCCTGTGTAACAGAGACGAAGGCCACGTTCCATTTCTCAAAGGACTTGCTCAACTCGGCGAAGTCGCAGAGCGAACGCGACAGACGGTCGATCTTATAGACCACGATGACGTCGATCTTTCCCCTCTCGCAGTCCAGCAGAAGCTTCCTGAGCGCAGGTCTGTTCAATGTGCCGCCGGAGAACCCGCCGTCATCGTAATGCTCCGGCAGACACACCCACCCGTTGGCTTTCTGACTGGCGACGTATGCTTCGCCAGCTTCACGCTGGGCGTCGAGCGTGTTGAACTCCATGTCGAGTCCCTTTTCCACCGACTTGCGGCAGTAGATTGCACATCTGATTTTTTTTTTGTCTTTTTCCATCAGTTCTTCACCCCGAAGAATGTTTTGCCGTTCCATTTTACGCCAGTAATTCTTCTGGCTACGCCGGACAGGGATTTGAACACCTCGCCGTTGTAGATGTACTTCCCTTCCTTGCCGACAATAACCTCATGTTGCTTGCCTTTCCAGATGCGGTACAGTTTCGTGCCGATGACCTTTGTCGCGCGCTTCGCGGCAACAACCTTGAGATTGGCCAGCGGATCCTTGTCTGCGATGTCCTCCAGAATGGCCATGTCGACGGAATCTACACCCCCCAGACAGAGTTCCTGCAGACGATATATGATCCGCTTGCGGAGATGCCGGGTCGTGGTGTCCCCGCAGTCGAAGCCATAGAGAGCCTGGAACTGCTCCCGGAGCTCCTCCATGTCCTTGAACCTGACGGCGTCAATCTGATGCCTGAGCACTGCATCGTTTTGCATGTTCGTTTTTCTCCTTTTCCTTCTTCTTTGCCTCGACCCGCCTCACGACTGAGGCGGCGAGGCAGGCAAGCTGTTCAATTGTGACTGTAGGATCCATGGCGGGGTCTCCTTTCTGGTTGCCATTCTCCGGTCAGCATCGTCCGTGGTTTCGGCGCGTTGCTCCGGCGACATGTACTTAAAGCGCATGTCCTCGGCTTTATCCAGTGGCTTTCCATGAATTCTTCGAATAATCCCCGATAAAAGATGCGTGAGTTGGAGAATAGTCGTATTCTCTTCCATTATTATCTCCTGATATCTGACAGTTTGAGCTTCTTCCGAGGTTCCGCCGTCGTGATATGCGTCCCCATGCGCTCGGACAGCTTTATGCGGCCTTTCTTCTTCTGAGCGACCGCGCCGAACTCCGGCAAGGTGCATCCGAGCATAGAACCGCACACCGCGCAGCCAGCCAGACAGTCCAGCCAGTGGTTATCGTGGTGTTCCGGCTTGAGCTTCCATTCGTCCACCGTGCGGCCGCGTCCCTGCGTCTTCACGCGGTATTCAGCAGTGAGGTGCTCGGCGAGGAGCTGGTGGGTGCCGGGGATGCGACCGTAGAGCGTGAGGGAGCCTTTGTCGCCCGTGGGGACCGCGAGGCGAGCATGGACGAAGCTTTTCCAGAAGTTCGAATCGAATATCACATGCCGGACAGCCCGTTTCTTCGCCACGCTCGGCATCATCCAGTTGAAGCCCAGGCGGTCACCCGGTTGCTTGCGGTACTCGGTCATCGGTTTTGAGCTCGCGCCGACATAGCGTCCGTGACTCGGCAGCACGATCCCGGCGAACTTGGATTCACGGCAGAATTCGTACACTAAATCTGTACTTTGCCCCCAGTTCGCGTCGATCAGCGCCCGCTCGATCTTCAACACTGCGCCGTCCTCGCGCTCCCACTCGCGTCCGAGCAGGTCATCGGTCAAGGCCGTCAAGGCTGCGTACAGGCCGCCCTCAAGCCCGGCACGAGGGAACTCGGATTGGATGGTCGGGTTGGCATCTGCGAGGGAGAATTCGCGCCGGTGCTGGTCGGGCCACGCGCCGTAATCAATGACGCTTCCGGTGAAGTTCTCCGCCCACGCCGTTACCACATAAAACAGTAAAGCCTTCTGCACGTCGATGAACAGCGTCATTCGGTCGCAGGCAAGCGGAACCTTGTTGTGCGGGAGCCCGTTGATCTTCTGGCAGATCGCGTCTATCGACATGATCTCCTCTCCGCCGACGTCTTCGGGGAGCGGATCGTTCTGATACTCGCTCATGAAGGCGACCTCATCCTGAAACTTCAGATTCATGGCATGCTGAAGCGCGCTGATCTCGTCATGGTTGAATCTTGCCTTCCAGCTGACCTGTGCACCCTCATCCATTTCCTCGCGGTGTTCCGCGTAGAAATCAGTTGCCTTCTGAAAGTTGCCATCTGTCCGCAGAGCCTCTGCCCGAATCTCTGCGTACTCTTCCCACAGCTTTGTGTTCTTCGGGAAGACGTACACCATCTTCGTGCGCTCGCCGTTCCAGTCCGGATGCGTCTGCCTGTTGAGGATGATATCGGCCATGTCCCCGGGACGAATGATGGTACACGGCATGATGCCCGAAATCTTCTGGCCGGGTCCGGCAAGACCGAGGATATCCCCGGCAAGAACACGGACACGCTTGCGCGTCTGCTCAAGTGAACCGGCCGACTCCGAGGTCTGCGGGTCATCAATGATTACGAGGCTCGGTCGAACACTGCGTCCGTCCGGACGTTTGTATTTCATACCGCGGATTCGGCCTGTGATGCCCGCCACGCGGACCACAATGCCGCTCGCCTTGCTACCCCTGATGGTCGGCAGCACGATTTCATTGCTCGTCCAGGTAATGCGGGTACGCTCGCCGTGGTAGAGCTGACCGGCACATCTGTTTGCGATGCCGTCGAGCTGCTGAATCGGAAAGCACACCTCCGGGAAGTCGGCGGCAAGATGCTCGTTGACCTCAAGCTCGGTCATCAGCGAGTCCAGCAGTTCCAAAGCCGCCGATTCAGTCGCGCCGATGAGCACGATGAACTCGCGGTGACCGTACAGCATCGACCAGATGGCGGCCACCTCAGTCAAGCTCGACTTGCCGGAGCCGCGCGGCATTGCCAGAGCAAACAGACCGCCGCGAAGAACCGCTGTTTCGATTCTATTGATCGCCTTGAGGTGGTCGGGCGACCATGTGAGCGTGAAAGTCTCCGGGAAATACATTTCGCAGAACAGCCGGAAATCTTTTTCGCATTTCTTCTTTCTCTCCGGGTCCACGACATCCGGGAGTTCTCCGATGTCACGGCCTGCGGTCGCGAGTGCGAGGTTTCTCGCCCGTGCCGCGTTCCGTTTCTCCTCATAGGTCAGCGGCGTCTCGCTCTGTCGGATCATCAGCTCGGAACGAAGCCAGGCGGCGTATTTGAACAGGTTGACCGTCTGCCCGCCGTCCTCGCTGATGCGGAAGCCCGCACGGTCACGATGCCGGCGAAGCTGACGGTCGTTCAACACGGCCATGAGCGGCGTCGTGTTCACGATGCGCACGATTTCAATGGGTTTAAGTTTGGTCGGATTCAGCGCCATTGTACATCTCCTTCAAAATCCATGCCATGTAGTGAATAAGGTTGACAGTTCCGTCCAGGTTCCGGGGAGCTCCCATGTCGAAGTCGCTGTGAAGCAATTCCAGCGTCATATCCCGGTAGCCGGATTTGACGAGAACGTCCACGAGCTGGTCCGGCTTCAAGGCCAGCAGATTTCGCTGAGTTTCCATAAAAAAATTCCTTTCTGGGGTTTAATTCGATTATTTCTGGGTTTTAGTTCAAATGCGACTGGATAAATCCGAAACATGCGCTTTAAGTAATGTCGTCCGCTCGAATAAGCTCACCAAACACAACAACAGGAGGTCATCAATGAGCAACATCAGCGAAGTCAAAATCGGCAGCATCATCCGCGTCAAGGTCGGCAAGAACCTCATCCACGCAAAGGTCATCCAGATTCTGGAAGACGGCTTGCGTGTGTGCAGCCTCGGCAAGAACAAGGAATTCAACGTGCCGTCCAGCCGGGTTGAGCTCGGCGGAGAAGCGGCCGAACAGGAACAGCCTGTCACACCAGCCAACACCGAGGCTTCCGAGCAGGCCGAAGCCGAGAGCGAGGAACATGCCGAGGCCGCCGAGCAGGCCGAACAACCTGCCGAACAGGAAGCATCCGAACCGGAGATGGAAGAACCCGCCA